TTTGCATGCAGCCCTTACTTCTTTTGGCGTACTTTTAGATATATTAAATCCAAGATGCTGTAATAAATAATCAGCATCGATAGCTTCTTTTAGTATCTGTAATTTATACTTTAACTCTTCTTTAAAAGAGGTCTGTTCCTTCCGTTGAATCATCTATTTCTTCCTTTTCTGTTTCTTCTTCAAGATCGTAATTATATTCTTCCTTCTCTTTTTTTTCATACTCATTATAATCTATTCGTTGGGCTTGTGCTTCTACAATTTTCAGATATCTTTTTAAAAATTGAAAATCAATACCTTCTGGCGGAGTTGTTCCACCCCGCCTACTATCAGTTATAATTAATTTATGACTACCAAAATCGCCCATTCTAAATTTTCCATATCCTTCCTCTATCTTCTTAAATTCTTCATTAGATTTCGGCTTAAAAAACATTAATACGTCGGCATATCTTAATATTCTATCGCTATCAGCAATATCTTGTTGCCTATTGATCTGATTAGCAGCGAGAACTGGGATATTTAATTCACCTGCAATATCCTTCAGCGCTGTAGTTACATCGCCAAGCACTTGATACTCTTTCTTATTCTTGTAATCCGCTCCAGATGGAGATTTTATATAGTCAAATACCGCTAATTGTATATCTTCTCTATACTTATATTTCTTATACAATGCTATAATTTTATCTACGCTGTACCCTGGCATATACTCATGAAAAAATTTACCTTTTTTAATTATTTCCGATGCTTTCTGTCGAAGATTATGATACTCTTGTTCACCATATCCACCATGGATTATTTTCCTTTCGGGAACATCGGATAGCATTGAAATAATCCGTGGCCTGAACTGCTCGAATGGCATTTCAGTATCTATATATAACACAGCCTTAGATGAATTATATGCAACATGACTAGAAATACAAGACAAAAGAGTACTTTTGCCGTGCTTTGGCCTAGCACAGACTACATGCAAAGTTTTTGGCACTAGGCCGTCTATTCTCTTATCCAGAATACCAAACCCAGAGCTCATACCACTGTACTCTATTGGATTATCTTTCCTTTCCTCTAAATATCCATCTATGCCGTCAGACAAATTCTTAGCGTCAACAATAAATTTGGATTTTAGGGATAAATCCATCAAACCAACTTCTACCTGCCCTATTAGATCAACCGAACTTACATCATCATTCTTTGCGTCCGATTCTACGGCTTTTAAATTATTATTTAAGCCAATATGTAATTGATGTTTGGTACTAGCATCTAAAACCTTTCTCATATAATAACCAATGTTCGCAACATCAAATTCCATATTAACAACAGCGTTAACATACTTCAGGCCTCCTATTTTGTCCTCCACGCCGCTTTTTTGAGCCTCATATATTATCATGGAGCTATCAAATCTCGCTACCTTTCTTTTTATCAACATCCCCATTATTACCCACATCAACTGATGTTCCGTTCTCAAAAAATCTTTGTCGGATACTTTAGAGGATATAGTATAATAATGATCGATGCCCTCAAAACAGTACGACAGCAGTGCTCGTTCATAAGTTGGCTGGCAGAATAGATCTTTAACTTTTTCACTCATTATAATCTTCTCTCATCTCGTGAAAATTTTAATTCATTTTCTCTGCGACCAAGCTCTCTCTTAAAAGTATTAATAAGTTCTATGTAATATCTTTCAAGACCCTCGGTCATCACTATTTCCTGTTCTAACGCTTCTATATCTGTTTCTATACCCTTCAATTCACTATTTGCCTCTATAACTTTTCTCCGTTTTTCGGCCTTTGTTCTACCTTTTATATCAGATTGTTCTATATATACTTCTATAAATTTACGCTTCTGCATCAATAATACCTTACTTTTATTTATCTGAGAGGTAAAATAGATCAAAAATTGGGCTAATCCAATAGCATATTTACTAATGTCTTCACTGCTGGTAGATTCTAGTGTTCGTGGATCATAAGCAAAAATTTCTTCCATCAGACTTCCATTTTTTGGCATCTTATAAACCATTAGATCTTCTGATTTTTTATTTAGATATTCATTTATTTTATCCATGATTATCGGGCTTCCTCATCTATGCCCCTCTCCTCAAAAATTGGCTTTTTACCAGTACAAAGATAATCGCAAACTTTTTCCTTAACTACATTGCCTGCGTCATCTGTATAAAACTCATAGTATTCCTTCCATTCGGAATAATATCCCATATTATCTGTCGGATCAAATTGCCTACATTCACGTGAAAGGTCACAATATTTTTTCTCGCCATGAATAGTCCCATCATTTAGCGGGATAAAATTTGGACAATCCTTATCTAATATATCATCTTTTTTACCTTTGATTATTATTTCCGTCATCCCGTAAGACCTCGCTTTGTGCTTTGATTATTTTCTTCAATAACATATTTTTATCTATTTTTTCATCATAGTTAATAATTACAAATGGTATTTTATTAGTTTCAGTATATTCTATTTTTAGATTATCACGCTTTACTGATGCAAGAAATCCTGATCTATCACTGTGAAAGTGCTGAATAAATTTTTCATGTTGCTGCCCTTGACATTCAAAGAGCACACTCAAATCTTTAAGATAAAAATCAAAAAACAATCTATTGCTTTTATAATTTACGTAATGCTCTTTTAATATAACATTGTGAGGAAATACTTCTTTGAGTAAATTATATACTTTGTCCGATAGTTCGCTCATATTTATACCCAGTATATTATACCAGACCCAATATCTCCTTAACAGAATTTCTAACTACCTCATAAATTTCATTATTTTCTTTAAATAAATCGACCAAAGCCGGCTTCCCATTATATTTTTCATTGTTATAATAAAACCAAGCTCCTTTCTGATCTATTATGCCAAAATCAACAGCAAGACTTACAACCTCGTTTATAAAATCATATCCCTTGCCATAAATAAGGCCGATTTTAGCAGTGCGCCAAGGAGATGAAAGTTTATTTTTAATAATAGTAAAATCACATAAATGGCCCACGACGACACCTTTGTCATCAACTATACGTGATTTTTTACTTTCACCTCCCTCAATTTTCAGTCTCCCTGTTGAATAAAAAGAGAGGGCCTCCCCCCCGGTAGGCGTTCTAGTGTCTCCGAAAAACCCGATCCGATGTCGAATTTGGTTAACAAATATAAGCAACGTATTAGTACTACTTGCCACAGGACTCAACTTTAAACACGCCTTACTAATTAGACGAGCCAATAATCCCATTGTGTTGTCTCCTATTTCACCTTCAGCCATTGATTTTGGAAGGAGTGCTGTAACACTGTCTACCACCAGAACATCTATTTCGCCAGTTTTCATATAGCGCTCAGCCATTTCAAGATTGTCGTCCCCACAAAATCCCCGTATTATTTCAATTTTGTCAATATCAGCCTCCACCCCTACTTCTTTACCCATATTCCGCACTAATTGGGGATCCAGACTATTCTCCGCATCAATATACACAATATTTTTTAAATCACGCTTCAATGCCTGCATAATAACACTTAGAGCAAGCGTGGACTTCCCACTACTATTCGGTCCAAAAATTTCATATAAACGACCTATAGCAAACCCACCTACTCCTGTAGCTGCATCAAGTGATAAACACCCGGTCGGAATAACATTTACTTTTAAATCACTATGTTCTCCCAGAAAACTAATAACACCTTCTCCATATTTTTTAATTATAGACTTACGTGCTATCTCTAACGTGTCTACTGATTTTTCCTTCTTTTCTTTCATTTCTTTCTTTTTAGCCATTATTCTCCTCCATTTTTGCCAAAATTTTATCTAATTTATTTGCCGTTTCTTTTAGATCTACTTTATAATTATCTTCTATTTCCTGAATTTTTCTTTCGGCTTCTTCTTCATCTTTCTTTGCTAATTCTCTATTCAATATAAAAACTGCCTTCTCTGTTATCCAACCAGATTTCACTTGTCCTAGCACTTCTATAGTAATAAGTCGTTTGAAATTGAACTCCCATGTGTAGTCAAATATAACATCAATTATAGCAACACATTCTTGGATAGCAGCTTGCTCATTCATGTTTACTTTTCGGGCTTCTACAAACTTACTAATTAATTTCATGTCTTTCTTAAAATTCTTAACTGTAGTTAGTTGTGCGTCTGGACATATGGTAAACAGCCGCATATAAAAATAATTAAGAAGTTTAGATAAATTGTTTACACTTTCATTAACTACCAACGGCTCAGCTATTTTATAACCCGCCCCTATAAGAATTTTTTTAGCTTCCTCAATTTTTATTTCTTCTGGCGACATGCCGGGTTTGAATACATCTTGTTGCTTGTTTACCATTATACCTCTTCTTTCTTTCTACACTCCGGGCATATAGCATAATTATCGTTATCCACATGCTCATCACAACATATTTTACGGCATTTATAACATCTGAACAGCTTCGCCAAATCTTCCATCTTCCCACAAAAATCACATTGCAATTTTCTCACAATCCAGTCTCCTACCTCCTCAAAAGTACAGTTAACAAAGCCGTGTGCTTATCGTCGTCTTTAGATACGAAAGTCAGATAATTATTTTCTGGAACAAAACGAAGTTCTAAATCTTTTCCTATGAAATCCTTTAATAAAGAAGCTAAAAACACACCGTTCACATCAATATCCAACTCCGCCTCAAAATTACCGTCGAACTCCTGTGTTGCTTCTACTCTGTCGTTTTTAATTAAAAGTTTATTTTTATTAAAATTTAATGTTACTCTATGGTTATCTTCCGGATCCAATACGTCCTGAACTGTAAAAATAGTATCAGTAAAATCTGTGCGCGGGAAGGTGATTATTTTTTTATAATCAAACATTGTTTTATAGTCAGGATAATTCTCTCCTATAATTAAACCACCTGTAATATATAAATTATTAG